TCTATAACGCCATGTTGCAATGGCAACTTTTTTAGAGCAGCTATCTTGTCTTGATCTTCCTTATTCGAAGAAACAGCAACAACCGCTTGTTGTTGTTCTTTTATTACTGTCTCTTCATTCTTTACTGTACTTCTTTTATTACTAGTGGCCGGTTCAGCCGTATCCGGTAGATCCGTTTCCGGTTCAGCCGCTTCCGGTGAACCCGTTAGCGGAGAAATTATTTTAAATTCATATATAACATACTCGAACTTAGAGAATTGTCCTTTTTTATCTTGTGATTGTCCTTTCTTTTCGCAATATCCTTGTTCAATAAGTTCATCAAGAAGAGAATATATCGCATCCCTTCCACCTCCTTTTCCTATGAAGATCTTGGAAAGATGAGCAACTGAAACCTGCCAATCGTCTTTTTTGCTAATGAGATAAGACCAAAGCCCCTTAGCTGCCCAAGATAATTTCCTATCAGAAAGAGGAGTTTTATTGAGCATCACATAAGGGTTTTCTTTATTATGATCCGTACGTATGATACTCATTTTACACTTCTCCTTTCTCAATAATTGGAATGATTTGTTTAAGATCTTCTATTAAATAATATCCATTAATATGCTTTATATTTAGTTTCCTTACCGCTCTCTTGACCTTATGCATTTTTCCCTTAAGACATGGATGAGATCTTTGAAACCATTCGAGATAAGTGTATTTTTTGTTTGAGGGAATATTGTAGTTTAGAAATGGCTTATGCATAATTATAGCTTCTGCTTCCGCCTCATTTGAAATCTCAGAAGGCACGATAAAATATTTAACCTTAACAAATTTCTTAGATTGTTGATGAGCGGATATCCTAGAAAAAAGACAAGTTGTCTGTCCGATATATATTATTTCATCGTCCTCATTGATGAGAAAATATATAAAAGATTTTTTGTGTTCATTTTGCAAAAGATCGAGATCGTAAATCTTAACTGTTGCGAAGGTATATTCTGAGGCTATTTCTGCCATAATTCTCCTATCAAATAATTATTTTTGTTTGCCGTAAATTAATTAACTTGATAGGATTTAGACACATACTTCCTGTCTAGGTGTACGTACTATATCCTATCAAGATAACCCGCATTACGAGTGCGGGTTTTCTGCTTCTATAAGTCTCCAATTTTTAAGCATTCTCTTAAATCTCATATGCATAGCCCATGTTTTTCCATAAATTTATCTAGCCATTCCTGGGCTTCTTTCGCTGAATCGAATTTTGTTATTATATGTTGTGGTGCTCCCCCATCAAAATCATCATATAATATTTTCACTGAAAATTCATGCCCGTATTGATTAACCATAAATGAATGAATCTTATCCAAATTTACATATGCGCCGTCTTGGCATGGAATAAATTTAGTCATATAAACACTTATGGTGAATTCTAGGGTTTATACAATATAAATCGGCTCGTTGTCCATATTGTGTGATGATGTGAGTACACTCATTAGGAACAATTACTATATATTCTTGGCCAATTTCTGTGGATTTAATATATCCATTTTGTTCTAAATATTCCATGTCATGAGATTCAATGGATTTTTCAACCAGAACCATATCCTTCATTTGATAATCAATCGCTTTATGCCAGATCTTATGCTGAGACGTGGTTTCCAAATTAGGAATACAAAAAGGACACATGACACAGCATTTATTCCACGTTTTCAGGATCATTTGACCACCCTAGCATTTCTATTTCAATACGGTCTTCATCTTTTTTCCAGTTTAAGAGACCATGGTCGCACAATTCTATAAGATGCGGCATGAAATCCCTTTTGCGTATGTTGAACTGGTGTTCCACGTGATCCATGAATGTAAATATATTATTTTTCTCATCCTTGTTTCTCCATAGCTTTATATAGTTAGAAATTAGGTTGTCCTTTGCGTGCAGGAGCCTATCTATGTAAAGAAAAGGTGGATCTTTTTCGATATTGTGAGGATAAATTTGTTGATTTAAATCTTCGATCATTATAAAATCTGCTCGCATTTCATACAGTTACTCGACTGTGATTTGTGTTTCTGATGCAGCGGGAAAGGTCTCCTGCTGCATCCCTTTTCAAATCATCTTCATTTATCTTGACCTCAATTAAATTTTTAATCAACATCAAATTTTCAAAGGATGTTGATATGAATGAATTCAGAAAATTCATAAAATCAGACTGGTGCATCGCTGGCAGCCTGGTTTTGTTGTTGTTGTTTATTGTTTTCATCCTTGGGTTTATTATCCTCATGATCTGACCCCAGTAGATCTTCACATCTAACTAATCCGGCTGTACCTTTCTGGATTTTTACAGCTACTTCCAAATCCATTCTTTTACCTTCGATAGCTTTCCATAAAGTTGCCCTCGCAACGCCTAGTCCTTTTACGAAATCTTGTATATCATACTCTGGAAATCTATTAATATATTCTTTTAATTTCATAATTTTTTCCTTTTTTTGTGTTTTAGCTCTTGAACATAATTCAATCGATGTGATATATTCTATTCAGAAACGCAAATAATGTCAAGGACGACGTGTAACACAGGAGTAAAATATGTATGGATATGATCTATTAACAAACCATGAGTATGAATTAATTTGTGCTTATGACGATATCTACGACGAAGCTTTAGAGTTTTTAGAAAGCATGGGAATTAAAGGAAAACTTTATGCATCAGTTTTGACAAGAAACCAAAATTTATTTGAAGAACTATATAGAGACTACCAATCCGACATGATTGATAGCGATAACAAATAGGGAGATTTTATGGCTGTTTATATATGTGCGCAGTGTGATAGTTACATTGATGAAGACAATGGCGGATGTAATGAATGTCCTTGGGATGAATGCGAATGCATTTGTGACAATTGCGCTGAATATCTTGACTATCAAGCTGAACTTGCATCGGAAAATTATAATGAAATGATGATGAATTAGGAGTAAATGAAAAGGGGTGCGGGAATCACCCCTTCTCTACATGAAAAATCACTAAAGAGACGCAAAAAAGCTTAAGGAGGCTTTTATGAGATCAATTAGAGATATACAAGAAAAATTATTTATGCTCAATGATAAAATCAAATGGGCTGAAATGTTCCTAGCACATGCTAAGGCTGAGGCCCATGAAATGCAGGAGATGATATTTGATATAGAAGAAGATCAATGGTTAGAGAAAATAGCGAATCAAAATAGGAGTGCGTAATGAATTCAGATTATAACAAAATACCTGAAAATATGATGAGAAGCATGAAAAATTATGTTTCTAAAGGAGATAAACTTGGTGGATTTTTACAAGCTATTTTCGCAAATGATCTTTTAGGAAGCTTTTCAAGAGCTGATAAAACGAATCTTCCTTTAATATCTATATATGTAACATATGTACATTGGGAAACACCTTTCCAATGTCACGGAAGTTACGAAATTATTCAAAATTGGATCAATGAAAAACAAAATTTAGATAAATAGGAGTGCATAATGGATACAGGAAATATAAGAGATAACATTGAAAAAGCGATGAAAATTTTAGACAATATTTAAACAAAGGAGAAACACAAATGACAGCATTAACAAAAATAGAAACAATAAACAACAGCCACGATATGGCTGTTATCGAACAAGTCGTATTACAGGGTGATTTATCAAAATTAAATCCTGAACAAAGAGTAATGTATTATAATAATGTATGTAAAAGTCTTGGACTCAATCCATTCACAAGGCCATTCGATTACATCCAATTGAATGGAAAGCTTACGCTTTATGCCAAAAAAGATGCTACAGAACAACTGAGGAAACTCAATGGAATATCTATTGAGAAATTGGAAACAAAGCTCGTAGATGATCTCTATATTGTTACTGCTACAGCTAAAACAAAAGACGGAAGAATGGATTCTGCTACAGGGGCAGTAACAATAGGTCATTTAAAGGGTGATGCCAAGGCTAATGCGTTAATGAAAGCTGAGACAAAAGCCAAGCGCAGGGTTACATTAAGCATCTCCGGCATGGGGTGGTGTGATGAAACGGAAATAGAGACAATTCCAAGTGCCAAACATGTTAATATTGATGTGTCGACTGGAGAGTTCAAAAATGAATCAATTCAGGAAATAGAAATGAATGTAAATCCGTTTTACATAGAGAAGATTAGCAATCAACATGCAGGTGAATTGGCTCAAATTCTGATAGAATGTTCAGAAGAAAGTCAAAAAGGATTTTTGGAATACATTAGAAAATCATACGAAACTAATAGTATCGAAGGATTGCCGGAAAAGGATTTTGAGAAACTGAAAAAGATATTATCAAAGAAACGAGATGAACATCAAAAAATGTTAGCTGAAAAAGAAATGACGATTAATGTAAAACCGGAGGAATAATGCAACAAAGAGAATTAGAAGAATACTGGAAAGCCCATACCGATGGATATAAAAAGGGATGGGAAGTAGGTTATGAAAGGTGTATGGATATCATTTTTAGATTAAATGAATTAAAAGATAGTGATTTTGGTCATTTGATCGATTGTTTGGAAAAATTTAAGGAAATCATCATTAGAGATCCTTAAAAAGAATGAAAATAATGATTATGAAGATATTGAAGAATGGAAAAAAAGTTGGCAGGAATGCTTTGATCATATGCTAAATGGATGTAAAGGAGAGGGATAATGAAAGAGGAATTGATCAAATATGTGATGGAAAAAGCTGATAAATACTATTCAGATGATTTTCCCATATGTGAAATTGAAACATGGATTAGAGAATTCTTTGATCAACATGTACGTGAAATAGGCTAAAAAAACGAGGCATACCCTTTGTATGCCCCGAATAGATATATTTTAATCAATGACAAACAAGAAAATAGTATAATTATGATTTTAAATCAAGCAAGAAAAGTAAATGCCATACGACATGATGTTGATCAGGGATCCCCTGAATGGTTGGCACTTCGTAAGAAACATGTGTGCGCTAGTGATGCATTAGAAGTGATGTCGTTATCCAAATGGACAACGAGACAAGAAGCGTTAGATAGAAAATTAGGAATATTAGCTGAAAAACAAAAAAATTATCTAATGGAAAGAGGTGTTGAATTAGAACCTCCGGCAAGAAGATTAGCTGAAGAAATGTTAGACACTTTTTTCATTCCAGGAGTATACCAAAGCATAGAATATCCATTCATGTTAGCGAGTTTGGATGGGATTTGCATGGACAACAAATTAATTCTTGAAGTAAAGTGCACGAATAAAAAAAACCATGAGCTTGCCAAAGATGGAAAAATCCCTGACTACTATTATCCGCAGGTACAACATCAAATTGCTGTTTGCGATATTGATTGCTGCCATTACTTCAGCTTTGACGGAGATAGTGGGGTTATAGTAATCGTGGATAGGGATGAGGAATTTATCAAGCGCATGATCGAAATAGAGTATGAGTTTTACCAGGAAATGATTAAATGAAAAAATTACCGTTTATCATTTGTATTATTGGCTTGATCACAACAAATATATCAATTTTTTTCGGTAATTATGAATTTTTGATAAGAGCAATAGCTTCAGGATGTTGGGGATTTATGTTGGCATATTATATGAATTCTATCAGGGGATGATTAAATGCTTCCATATAACAAACACTGGCTTGAAAATGAAATGCACTTGATTGAAGCTCAAACTAAAAAAGATAAACGCAAAAAAAAGGACACTGAAATTATGCGTGGATGGTTACTTTGTATATCTGTATTTTTCGTTTCTGTAGCAAGCGCACATGATATTTTTATATGTAGGTCACATATTCCTAATGCTAGTCAAATGCAAATCATCGAAGATGTTGACGGACATAATCTAGAAGTTAAAAGGGGCACATGGAGATGCCCCAATCCTAAATGTAGATACATAAATGATAATAGAATACGATATTGCCCTTTATGCGGATCGGAGAGACAATGACAGCTGATGAAGTTAAAGCAATCATGTTGGATTTTGCCCAAATGCTCATGAATGCTTACCCAGATAAAAATGCGTCTCAAATATCTTTGAAAGATGTTAGAGATGTAATTGAAATTTGGTTTGAAAAATATATTAAGGAATGCTTGTGAGTGGAAAATGCAAAAAATGCGGATATGAAAATGACAATAGAATACGATATTGTCCTCTTTGTGGATCAGAGAGACAATGAACGATATGGATTTAAAAGAATTAACTAAGCAATCGTATGAAAAACATGGTGTTAAGTATTCGATATATAAGGAAATGAATGAATTTTATGGAACTCCTATACCTGAAGGATATGAGGTTATTTTAATTGAAGATGGATGCTTTCCCAAATCCTTGATGTTAAGAAAAATTCAATGAAAAAAGTGAAATGGATGATTCATAGGAAAAATATGAGCAGCGAATGCGAATCATGCGGCGAGCATATATTGGACTGCCAATGTAAAAACGATTGTAAAAAAGAAGAAAGTAAAACGGCTTTACATGGAAGTGTTTGTTTAGCATTTACCGCACCATATGGTGGAAGAATAGAGATTAAAACCAATAAGGAAATTGATTCGGAACAGGATATAGGGCCCGATGAGGAGATAGAAGGGCTTCATTATGTGGTAACATATAATGGTATATCCTGTCCCTTTTATAGTACGACCAAATGCGGAGCTTATGCAATAGCATTAGGTATCCAATGGGGTGCGTATTTTAGGATAAATCATGGTGAGTAATGACTAACGCAGATAAAGCTAATATATTTTGTATATTAACATTTGTATTGATTGGCATCAGATATAATAATTCAATATTTTATAATTTAGCTATAGGAATATCTCTTGGAGCGTGTATGTTTTATCATTTTAAATTATGGTTTAAAAGATGACAAATATTCCAAAAAAATCACTGAATATTCTGCAGGGAATGTTTTGAATTAAGCATGGTGGATGATGAAAATATTTTATGGATCTTTGATTGGATTGATAATGATGGGTGTTCCTTTGAAAATATCGTATGATTATCATACTTTGAAAAAATATTATCCTTCGTTGACATTTTTTCAGTTTATTTTTCAACATAGTCGATATTACATACCACCCGATAAAGAGAAAAACTAAATAATGAAGTTTATTCATTACACTGACAAACCTATTAATTCATTAGAACCAAGGGACTATAGTCAAGCTGACCTAGAATGGCAGTCTAAACCTAATGGATTATGGTTCAGTGTAGAGGAAGTTGGGAAACATCCCAATAATTACAATTGGAGAGAATGGTGTGAGGCTAAAAATTATCAAGTGGGATCTCTTGTAGTGGCCTACGAGATAGTTTTGAAAGAGGATACAAACATCCTTCACTTAAAGACCGCTGAAAAAATTAAAGAATTCACCAAGCAATATCTCTTGAAAACTCGTGACGGGCATGCTGAATGGGGTACCTATCAACTTGAATGGAATGAGGTGAAAAAGAAGCATAGCGGCATCATTATTTCACCTTATCAATGGGATTGTAGATTGTCACTGGAAACAGGCTGGTATTATGGTTGGGATTGCTCCAGTGGTTGCATTTGGGATGTATCATGTATTAAAGAATTTGTGTTCAGAGCACCGCATCGCATGCAAAGACTTTGATCTCTTGGCATCCACATCCACATGTGACCAATTTCCTTGCATTCGTCTTCTCTCTTGCTACGTTTAGCGTCTGACTTAGTTGACTTCGTATTAGTCAATTTGGCATCATTTTTGTTATTATTTTTCAAATCTAGGATGTCTCTCAAAACTCATACAGCAATCTTTGCACCAATAGGTTTTTCTCAATTTATCTATGATGAAAATGTTATCCTGTTGGCATCTAGGGCATTCTTTTTTAGGATTGATATCTATTGTTTGAGCTTGTGAGACGCACACCAGATTTATAGAATATTGACCTATATAGTCCATTAGCATTTGCCTTTCATGGCTTTTTTGCCTTTTTTGACGAGTTCGTCACGTTTTTCGTCTTTATCAAGTATCTTTTTAGTGGCCTTTTCAAGCCCTTTTTCTTTTCTTATCAGATTTTTATATTGTCGATCCATTATTTGTACCTTTCTTAGATGATCTTTGTATCTATGATATTTAAATTATGCATGATTGATGCGAGTTTTTCTTTATTCACAATGCCTTGGAAAAAACATTCGTTATATACTTCACGCCATTGCGCTTCGTAGATTTCTTTTTCTTTCATCAACTCTTGAATTTTCTTTTCTTTTTCTGAAAGTCCATCACGTTTTCTTGATTCTTCAATAAAAAGAATCAGTTCAGGTGTCAGATTATTTCGCATATTTTCTACGATAATTAGACACCGATGCTCCCCTCTTACCTATTTCTGAAGCAACATCACTATCATTTATTTTGTAGTATGATGCAGCTATTCGACAAGCTAAAGGCACAGACTTTCCTTTTTTAACCATACTAGAAGCAAAACTTACAGCTTTAAACAATATTTCATCTTCAATAAATGGCATGATCATTTTTTCTTTGGTTTTTTGATATGTGCACCTGATTTCCTAACTTCATTTAGACTTGCAGCTATGCTTTGAGCCTTTGAATGGCCGCTTTTTTCCATCTCTTTTATATTGGATCCGATGTTTTTCTTACCTGGTTTGAGGGGCATTTGCATTGTCCTTGTTTGAAACTTTTATAGTTATTTCGACATCAGTATCTTTTTGAAGCGCTTCTCGAGATATTTCAGTCTTGATAGCTGTATCATCCGCGATTTCTTCTGCCGCTGTAAATAGCTGTGGAAGGCTCTGGCATCCTGACAATATAATCACAAATGGTAATATGCATTTACTTATGTGTTTCAGCATGATTTGCTTTTGTTGTTGTTGTTTATTCGAAATATATGTAATCTTTTTTTTATTTACAATAGACAACGCGGGTTTTGATGCGTGATTTCATCATATCCATAATAATTTTCAATATGCTATTTTGCGTGTGGATGTACAGCCTATCAAAACGTGGAGAATATGAAGATGAAGAGGATGTTATATAGCTATATATATCTGATTTTGGGTATACATGCGTTTTCTTTTTCTTGTGAAGATGATGAAAAAATAGAATATTATATCTTAACAGAACCTCCCACAGTAGAATGGGAAGGACATTTATGGATACCTGAATTGCTCATACATAGCCTGGAATGTCCTTGCAATGGATATGATGAAGATGAACTTATCGACTTAACGATTATCTTGCCGTAGTTAACGCTTGATTCATGTAAAATAGATCTGTGATCACTGAATTAGCTGCAATAGTACCTGCAGACCAGATTATCGCTATAAAAGGTGATACAGGATTAGTTGTCGGAATATTCGTTATTATATTTCCTAAAGACACTCCATCCATCGTAAAATTAACAGAACTCGCTGCAGCATTAACGGTAATTTGAGCATTATGCCATGCTGATGTTACGGAAGTGCTACTTGTATCCGTTGTAGCTGTTGATGCAGAAGATGTGATAAATTCCCATTCACCGCTATTTACGTTATCACTATACAAGAAATAACATCCATTAGCTTGAGCTGAAGCAGATTTTGATGCAAAATCACCTAACCCTAAAACTAATGTATATCTATTGGTAGAATTGCTTAGAGTTGCAATATTGAATACAAAGTTTAATGTTATTGCTCCTCCTCCTAGAAGGAATGAATTATTACCAAGGCTACAAAGATATAAACTAGCTGCAGTAGTTCCAGAAGTAAGTGATCCATTTCCAACTAAACCAGGATGTGCCGTTGAAGATACAGCAGGATTTCCATTCATCGTATTGGATCCAGAACCACTACCACCCCATGAATATGTTGATATTATGACGGCTGAACTTGCTGAAACTCCTGTGAAATCATCAAATAAATTTATCGTTGAATTAGGAGTAAATCCTCCAGAATTTGCCTGCCAGGTTGGCAACGCACTGGCTCCATTAGAAGTCAATATTTGTCCTGATGTTCCTACTCCAGATACGTTTTGAAATGCTCCTGTAGCTGTTGTTCCAGCAGTTATGACACTATAAGCCGTAAAAGTAGTATTTCCTGTTCCTCCTCCTGCTACTACTGCCGTACCAAATGTAGGTTGGGAAGATGATCCTTGAGAGATAAAAGGTATTCCGGATGTGGCTGATGGTGCGACATTGTTTATTGTATTTGATCCTGCTCCACCTGTATAAACGTTATATTGTGTAGATGATGTAGTGCTAAAGGTTGCTGTTCCATCGAAATTAACAAGTCCACTTGCACCTGTTTCATTTATTGCATTTGCTTGTTTTGTTGCCATTAGTTAAAGCTCACTTGATTTTGGTATTGATATAACATGATGATGGCCATATTCATTTCTTGTAAGGAAATCGTCACGGGGGAAGCTCTGGCAGCAAAGGAAATAGATTGAGCTATTGGAACATAGTTAAGGTAGTTTACAGTCGTTCCCGCTGATGTTTGAGTATAATATAAGTGTGTCACACCTGATGATGATTCCGTAATATCGAATTGAGATAACGGCCATGCATTCAATAAATTCGGCTGCACGGATTTACCAAAGTTGGTTATTATCAACAACCAGTAGGTGTTCAAAAATTGCCAATATAGAAGAAAATCGCTTTTGGATAAGTTGTAAGTGGATATCGTTTGAAATGTAAATGTATTAGATGAGAAAGTTATTTGGTCAACCAACGTGCTGGATTCATAGAAACTGATAGTTTGTGTTTGACCTACGATGTCGACTTCTGTGGTGGTAGTAAGAGCCATAATTTTACCTCAACTTAATGTCCATGAACCAATTACTGATGTTGCAAACCATATCGCGTCACTTGCTCTATAAATCAACGTGACGGAATCACCGTTTTTATTGCTGGCTGCTGTTCCTGCTGTAGCTGTATTGATGGCTGATCCGATCTGGATTTTCTGCCCTGTATTCGCCGTAATCGTTAATATACCTGATGCGCTATCCACAACAAAAGCTATGGCATTTCCTTGCGCAGGCGATGCCGGTAATGTTGCCGTTAATGTAGCTGTACAAAAATAACCATTGCTAGCAACTGCGTTAAACGATAAAGATTCATCAGTCCAAGTAAAACCTTCACCTGTATTGTTAATGGTTATAGTATTTGCCGTTGCTACGACACTAATTCCTGTTCCAGCTGTAATTGTAGCTGTTCCTAATTGATTAGATGCTTCTGTAACAACTTTTGCAACACTACCTACGTTTACGCCGTCAATGCCTGTAATATAGCATGCTGTTTGCGCATTTCCAATGCGCGTTGTTGTGCTTTCAGTAACAGTTCCGAGAACACCATTTCCAATACAAATATTATTAGATTCCGTACTGATATAATTCTGTCCTGCCGTATATCCTACACAAGTATTTCCGGTTCCTGATGTGACAGCACTTAAGGCATTTGTTCCTACGGCTGTATTAGTTCCACCTGTAGCTAATTTCAATGTTTGATATCCTACACCAACACAATTGCTATTTGTAGAAATTGTGAGCAAAGAATTTACCCCTATTGCTACACTATTGGTGCCTGATGTCATGGCAGCTAAAGCACTTCGTCCTAAAGCTACGTTGGATCCTCCAGATGTCAGTGCATTCAATGCATCAAGTCCTAGACCTAAATTATTCGCTCCACTTAATGTTTGATTTCCCGCAGAAATTCCAATAAATAAATTATTTGTTCCGAAATTATGAAAGAAAAGAGAATTCATTCCAGTCAGCTGAAAACCTGTAGATGCTGATTGACCCATTCGAATAACATTGCTTTCTGCTGCTGTTCCTGGTACTCCTGCACCTATAATGATATTATTGCTTTCACTGCTAGTATAATTAGATCCCGCTGAAGCTCCTAAAAGTGTATTTGATGCTCCTGTGGTAATTCCTGAACCTGCTGCATATCCCAAAGCCGAATTTGATCCACCGCTAGTAATAGCCGTTAAAGCTGTATCTCCAACTGATGCCGTATGTGTAGCTGATGTGATGGCACTTCCTGCCGATCCTAACATCAAATTCGATAAACCAAAATCTTGGGTTAATGTAGGAGTAGAACCAACAAATTTTACGGTTGTATTAGCAGTTTCAATATTAATATTATTTGAGGAAGGAGAAGCAGTTCCAGAATTTCCCGTTAATGTTTCTACAGCACTACCACCACCGGTCAAGCCAATTTCAATTGAACCATTACTATTTGTTATTGTAACTCCTGATCCTTGTGTAAGAGTTGCAACTCGTATATGTGGAGCGACAGATGATCCGATTAATAATTGACCATCTAAAAGCATTTGAGCGGTTCCGGAAGTTAAGGAATTCCCAGTGAAGTCCACATTAAGGGCATATAAAACGCTACCAGTATCAAATCCAGGCATAAATATTCCTCATGACGAAAACGTGTAATTTAAAGTAGCATTCCAATCAATTGCAAATCCCCCTGATCCATCCGAAACACCTGTAACAGAAATTATTGCATTATTTCCACTCACTCCAAGTGATGCTAATGCTTGAGGAGGATTTCCTAATGCTCCTTCTTCAAAATGGTCAACAACCTGAGTCGGAATTAAAAATGCAGCCGTTCCAGTAGTTCTCACAGATCCTACAATAGTATATCCACACCCTAGTGGAGCTCCTATTCCGGATTTAGCAAATCCGGCAATAACAATCTCAAATGTATATACTCCGGGAGTTGTTCCTAAAGGCAATGTTATTAATGTTGACGAGGATGTTGCTGTAGTTGTGGTTGTTCCTGTAGCTCTATTTGTTAAAATAATATCAACTTCATTACCATTAGTCGTTGCAGGAGTTCCTCCATTTGTAATAATTCCATTTTGATTATTTTGAGTTGATGATTCTCCATTTACAATAATTATATTTGATGCAGGAACAGCAGTGCCATTTTGAGTTTGAAAACTTGTGGGAATGAAAGGAGGTGTAGGGCCTGCCGCAGTGTTTAAGAAAAATTGGCTCATCTATATCCTGCAATTTGAAGCTGCGTTGAAGTTGTAGAGGTTCTTCCCCAAATAATTTGCCCTGCACGTCCATAAAGAGTACCGGAACCATAGGGAGGAGCATCTTGGTGATTTGTTTGAAAATCAAATAAGATAGTGGCACCTGATGGCCAAAAATCATGTTTATTTATCCCATCATAGCTGATATCAACACCAACAGCAGAACCATTGTAGATTTTCAACATTTTGATATTATCTGAAAACCCACCGGGCCCATTTAAAGGTTGGAAAGTTCCTGTCAATGTAGTTAAATCAAAACTCACTGCTAAAATAGGTTGAAAACTATCCAATTCAGGATTTGACATTTTAACCCTCGGCTATAGATTCTATTTTATTTTTTTCTTCATCGGCTTTCTTTTTCGCTTCAGATTGTTCTAATTGCGCTTTCAGATGATCTTCAACTTGACCCATGTATTTCATGAATTGAAAAAGGGCTTCTTTTGCATGTTCTATCGGCGCATCATTGTCGCAAAGAAAATGATAGACTTTTGTTCCAATTTGAAATTCGAGTTTGATGATATTTTTAAGCATGTTTATTCCTCTGTTATTAAGATAATACCCAAACATTGATCAGTACATTATCTCCAACCCCAAGCGCTCCGGATCCATTATTTTTTGTTGCCACAACAATTTGACCGGCTGATTGTGTAACGCTTATCAATGTCATTTGTGCCCCATTTGTTGAAGCATTTAAATTTGTCACAGTAACAAATATGCATGATGTTGTCAAAATTTTACTACTAACAATTGTAAAAGATTGGGAAGCTCCTGAGGCAGTCGTGAAACCTGTCCAGGTAGTACAAAGAAGATTACTATTAAGAGTTACGGTTGTTGTTGCTGAAGCTGTGGAAGCTGTATCCGGAGGAGCTGAAATCAAGCCCGGTGTGGTTGCTCCTGTGGCTAAAGAAATTCCACCTGTACCAGATTGAAGCTTTAAGGATGCCGAAGTATTAAGCGATCCTATTTTAACGGCAGTAGCCGCCGCACCTGTTCCAATGTTAATTGTATTGGCAGCGGCATCATTACCGATATTAATTATCCCTGCTGATCCTACAATTGCAAAAGTGCTTCCAGACGCTATTGTGAATGTTGTATTTCCTGCGGATGTACTGCCGACATTAAGTACGTGCGCAGCTGTTCCAGTATTAATATTTACGGTTCCCGCCGTTGTAGAGGCATTTGTTCCAAAAATATTAGCTGCAAGTGTTCCCCCTGTCGCTGTTCCATTGAATAAATTCCAAGTACATGTTCCGGAAGCAATGGTTCCGCTAAATTCATTAATTGTTGCTGTGGCTCCTGCAATAGCACCATTTAATACATTAAAATTGTTGGTAGCTGTATTTGCGCCGCCCAAAATGTTAATGGCCTGAGTAACGGCATTGGCTACACCTGCCATAATAGAGAGAGTTTGATTAGCTCCAGGAGTTGCACCATTTAATATATTAACTGTGCTAGCTGCTGTTGCTGATGCTCCGGAAGCCAAAGCAATTGTTTGAGAAGAGGTATTTGCACCATTTCCTATGGTGATTTGATTGCCGGAAACCCCATTTCCAATGGCTATTGTTTTAACTCCTGATCCTGTTCCGCCTAGATTTATGGCAATAGGTTGTGAGCCTGTACCCAAATTAAATGTCGATGTTCCTGTGGCAACGTTACCTGTCATCAAATTGATGGTTTGCGCCACTGCTGCGCCTGTTACACCAGTCATTATATTTAATGTTTGTGCGGCTCCAGGAGTTGCACCGCTTAATATGTCAACTGTAGAAGCTGCAGTAGCTGAAGCACCATTTGCAATTTGTATGGTTTGCGCTGATGTATTAGTGGCGTTGCCTATACGAATATCACATCCACGTGCACCACCTAAATTAAACTGTTGTGTACCACCTGTTGCAGTACCTGTTAAAATATTTAACGTTTGATTATTTGCGCTTGGAGTACCCGATAATATATTTACAACATCGTTTTGTGCGGCTGATGTGCCGCCACATCCACCAATATTTACTGCTCTCGTAGCTGATGGAGCCACATTACCAACATCAATTTGTGTTACTCTTGGGCTATCACCCAATAACAATGTCGATGTGCCTGCCGTTTCAACGCCTGAAAGAATTTCTACTGTGCTTCCACCTGAACCCGTACTATTGCAAATTTCAACAGTTTGAGCCATGGTATTAATACCACTCGCAATTAATACGGTATCGCCTCCAACGCCATTACTTAAATTAAGTGTATTTGCTGTGGTTCCTCCTAAAATGGTAACTGTATTACCACCATTTCCCGTAGCAATATTGACATTATTTGCTGTTCCGGAACCTGTAGAAATATTGGTAGTATTAACACCATTTCCTATGCCTATATCAACTGTATTAGTAGCCGATGAATTTCCTAACTGAATATGACCTGTACTTTGGGCTGTTCCACCAATTCTCAACGTACCTGTAGTTAATCCGGCACCAATATTTATATTTGTGCCTGTCGTACCATTAAGAGTTAAAGTTGTGCCACCAATTACAGATGTATTTGTTGCGCTTGTACCACCCAAAACTATGGTTCTAGCTGCCATAGTTCCTATGCTAATATTGTCAGCGTTATTATCTGTGCCGATGTTAATTGCAGTTCCGCCAGAATTCCAAGTTCCTCCTGCCGTACCTGTAAGGGTAGTAAAACCAATTGTCGATTGGCTTGAACTACCAATAGGAAGAGAAGACGCATTTGCCAATGCGTATGCTAATGATCCCGGATTTATGGCATAGTTTGTAGTCAGAGAACCGGCGGCAGCTTGAGCATTAGAAGCAAGATAAACGATCCCTTGCACTGCTGTAGAAGCCGGAACGCCTCCGGCACTTGCATATGTGCCCACAAATGTATAAACATCATTCGCGTTAGCAACAACGGCAGCAGGATAGGCCGAAGCTCCGCCAGTTGTCCATGTTGCATATGGAGATAATATTACTGTTCCGTAAGTTGAAGATGTAGCGGGTTCAACATTATCAACATTCCATACGCCTGCGCCCGTTGTCACATATATGACAGGAGGATTTACGGCATTATTTTGAACCCTAGTTCCGGGAGGGTAAATATCATTGCTATTAGGAGCCCTTAACCAAGGGTTAAGAAATTGAGGATAAACGTAATTGTCAACGCCGGCTGCGTTATAGGGATAAGATCCAAAGGGGGCTGCCATATAAAACCTCTTGTTATGAATCTTGATAATGGTTTGACAAGATTAAAATTGAAAGTTTATGGTTTGATAAAGATTAACAAGTATGGAAAAAGAATTTTACAGCATAAAAGAGGTAGCGGTTATTTTTGCCGTCCATGAAAATACAATACGTAAAGCCATACGTATGGGATTTATTGCAGCACTAAGAATAGGAAACTGCAAAAAAAGCCCTTATAGAATATCAAAAAAGACAATAGATAGGATTCACGTATCTTTGATTCTTGAATTTGAGAAAAAACACTTGAAAAAAATAGAATTATCGCCTATAATATCTGACTAAAAAGGAATTTTATGCATAAATATGTATTATCATTATTTTTATTAACATCATCAATCTCTTTTGCAGATAATTACTATATTACATCTGGAGATGCTGCATTAGAAATATATGAACGAGAACAATTAAAACAACAACGAATAAGAGAAAGTTTTACGAAACCTATTCAAATAAAGAGAGAGAAAGAGATTAAAAAAATGGAAGAAGAAATTGAGAAAATGGCAAATAGATTTTAAAGCAAACGTCGGTAATTAAATCCTGAATTACGGATATATTGCCAAAATGCTGCGCCTAATGATGGAATTTTTCCTATCCACCACCGGCCGAATTGATTTTGACCTTTTGTTTTAGCTGCTGCTGCGCCTTGTCTAAATGCATTAAATAAATTTGCAGGTACATTATCATATTCATATACAGCACCACTTTGAAATCTAACTTTCAATTTTCCATCTTTGGGATTATAGCGAAAACCGTAGATATTGGAGGAATTTAGATCAGCGTGAGGAATTCCATCTCTAACTGGAGGTTCTCCACCCGGTGGCATCATAGCAGTTAGGTATTCTATAACTCTATTCAGTTCATCCGGATTGCTTAATAACTGTTGTGTTGATGGTGTAGGATAAGTTCTAAGATATTGTTGAAATGCTTGTTCATTCTGTCCTGCTAAAATCCAAAGCAGTTGTGCATCTGCACTTGGAGGCTGTTCTGTTATTGTTGGAATTTCTGGGCCTTGGAATGGTTCACGTCCTTTTGGTTCTGGAATTGGAGGAGCAATTTGTGGTTGTTGTTGTTTTAATTGATCTATTCTTGTGATAGTCGTATCTAATTCTTGAGCAAGCAATGCTTGAAATTCATCGCTTAAAATTTCCCCTGATTGCAAAACATCTTGAATGCCTTTCAAAAGTTCGTTTAAAAGCTGTTCAAGAGATTGCAATTCATCCACATCAACCGCCTCTTTGTTGTTGTATCTTTTGCAAGATAGCCATTAATGCTTGTTGTCCTTTACCTGTTTGTTGTTGTGGTTGTTGAGTTTCTTGAGGAAGATTTACAGGGCCTCCGTATTGACCTCCGCCATATACAGATTGTAGAATAGAAGAGAAAGGCGTTTTATGATCTTCTTCCAATTTTTTTATCACCTTTTTGAATTTATCGTTAACTTGAGCTAATGCTCCAGCTTCTAACGGTGGACGTCCTTTTGTCACTTCTTCTTTAATGAATTGATGCAATTCAGGTGAATATTGTTCAATGATATTTCTCTGATCTTTTGCCGGTTGTGGTTCTGATTTTTGTATCTTATCTTTTACGAAATCCATTCCTTCTTTTGCATTCAAACCTTTTTCCATTCCTCTTTTTAAAAAATCACCTACTTTGGGACTTATTTTAGAAATACCTTTTAAGGCTAAATCAAAAGGAATATGTTCACTCAAAAAAGGTAAAATACGTGATCCTAATCCTGCACCGGCAGCAGATAAACCTAATCCGGCTGTTTTTTTTAAACCACCTTTGACAGATTCATTAAATTCTTTTTCCCTTCTAATCTGTTCTTCAGAAGCTCTTTCATCAGGTCTCATTGTATTCATTTTTTACCTCGATTAGGTGGAATAACCCATAAATCACCCCATGCAGGCAAAGTTCTAACATCTTCGCCTTCCGCTAATTCTCTTTTTTGACGATCATTTCTTAATTTTTCTCTATTTTCCCCTATTTCTTTAAAAAATGTGTATTGATCAAAATTTGGATCTTTTTCTTTTATTAATCGAGCTATTGATAAAAGACTGTCTTCATAACCTAACGAATCAATGATATCATATGCTCGTTTTCTGGCATTTTCCGTGCCCGAAAATATGCCAGAAGGCTTTATTTTATTAATGTATTCATTTGTTGATTTTGTAGGCGGATATGCAATAGACGCAGCTCCTTGAGGAGACATTAAAAAATCACTTTTAAGATTTTGGAAAAATTCATCATCATTACCAGTTTCAGAAAATATCTTTTGATACTGTTTCAGCTTTTCGTATGTAGAGCCATATTTTTTAAAAGACAAGAAATCTGACAAAGATCCTTTTTCTAGAGTCTTCATTTGACTTTTTGTTTTAGCCAATTCTAAGGCTTTTGTTGACCATTTATCAGCAACATCATCAATGTTTGCATTTGGATTCGTAGCTAATTCTTTATCCATTGCTCTTTCTATAGCAACAAGATTTTCCCCGGTAATATCTTTGTAAATTTCTGCGGGAATTTCTCCTTCTTTGGCTGAATTTTTCTGTAACTTTGTAGAAAGTTTATCTCTAAATGAATTTACTAACTTACTCCTGATATCTTCCAATCTTTGATTTTCTGCTCTTACTGCTTCAGGTTGTGCTAATTCTCTAGTTTCCTGATCAGATACGGCTTGTTGCACTTGATCAAATGTAAGGTTAGGATGTTCATCCCAGTACTTTCCAATTTCATTATTTCTTTTTTCGGGCGTCCAAGGAGCAATAGTTTGAAATTGTGGTGCTAACGGATTCTGTGGATTGATTTGATTTTGTGCTAAAGGCTGACCTCGTTGAATTTCCGGATTTTCTGCCTGTGGGTTTATTTCTTGCTCATTAAGTTGTCTTCGATATGCATTAGGATTAATCCCGGCAAATGGAATGCCTGCTGCTTCGCTTGCAAATTGTTGTGTTGGCTGTGCTTGTTTTTGATTTCTAGAAAAAGAATTCCTAATTCCTTGCTGTTTTGCCAATTCACCAAAAGATTGGATCATCTGAGGAGTTATTCCCGGAATTGCTGCTAGTTGTGCTAATTGTTGAATTGGAGATTGGTTTACGCTTTGCTGTTGGAATTTCTGCAATCCTGAAGCTAAACGATGTCTTTCGATCTCTTTAGGTATCTGTTCGGCAAGACCTTGGCCAAATCCAGTTCCTATTCTTCCTAATAAATTACCCGGTTTAACTGAATATGACATTAGTATTATCTCCTATTATAACTAAAATCTGGTAAGGGCTGAGATGTATAAGTTTGTCCATATGGAGAAGTGTTTCTACCTACTGGCTCAGAAGATTGGTTATTTTTTTGTGATAATAAATTTGTGAACTGATCTCCTAAATAAGTGCCTACTGCTTTTCCTGCTGCCGGTGAGATAGATGAAAAAAATCCTTCTGTACCTGGCTGCGTCATGCGATCGGCTGAGAAATTACCTAATCCAGCTTGTCCGATATTTGCCAAGCCCGCTGCACTTTGATTACGCAAATTTGCTCTTATTTGAGCAAGTCTTTCTGATAAATCTGTTCCCGCTCCTACTGCAGCATTTCTAAAACCTGAGCTTGAAAGTCCACCAGCTCCCATACCTGCAAATTGTTCTCCTAGCCCAGGAATGATATCTTCGTGAAATCTTCTTAATTCAGGTGCAGCAAAAGCATTAAAATCTTGTGGATTGTTTCCTAAATTGCCTCTATAATAATCCGCAGCTTCACCAAATGCACCTCCTGCTCCCGGCCCCATACCGGCATTGATCAATTGCTGAAGCAAAGGCAATTGCTCTTTGGTTAAAGTAGGTACATTCTTATGTTTTTCTTTAGATCCACTAAAAAATTTATTTCCTGCAGAGGTTGCCAAACCTCCAGCCAATGCCGCTAAAATTGGAACCCACATATTAACTCCTACAATTCTTGTATATATTCAATAATAACATAAGATCTTGTATACGCACTGTAATTTGATGTTGTTGTCACATTAACATTTGTAGCATCCATATTCAATATGATAGACCCAGGTCCAGAATTCGCCCAATATTGCAATGAAAATGCTTTAAAATTTATGGGATCGGTTGCAGAGATCCACATTTCAATTAATGTAAAATTTGAATCAAATATAATTCCATGAGGAACAGATTTCGTTGTATTATTTGGAAGCGTGCCAAAGTTAATGACAATTCTCAAAATCTGTCTAAATTGCTGAGAATTTTGATTTCCTTGAATATTTACGCCAGGAATAAATGCTTTTCCACTCAATAATTCTTCATCAAGAAACCAACCAATTTCGCGGATGTTTATGGCATTGGACATCTTTTTCATTTGTTCAACGATAAACGGCCTAGCATCATCCCATTGCATAGGGATAGCATCAAATACCGGAACATAGCTTTCTAATTGTTGACTATCTAATGAAATCATGATCCTATTGCCATCCAATATAATATTTTTGATGATGAAGAAGATGTGTTATTAACGCTGAATCCTGTTTTCGTTATATTGAAAACAAAAGCATTTTGGGCTGTTGTAGATGTACTTGTCGAACCATAACCCGTTGTTATTGAATATATGGTAGAATTGCTCGCATACGCTTGCGTAAATGTTATATTCGTTGGATTGCTTGCATTGACATTCATTACAGCTTGGCCCCAATTCAATATTAATCCTCCCGGTAAAAATGTGGCTCCATTTGCTGCCAATGTAGGAATAAAATTACGAGTCATTTGAATTAAACGACCGCCACCTGATTGATAATACAATTGCTCATCCGGGAAAATACCGTCATTTGTTTGAGCAACAAAAAGTTCTCCTATTCCAGAAACATTGAGTGGGGCAGATGGTGGAATCGTTAATTGAGAAATCGGATAATTATTAGGCGGATTGGAGGCTAGTGTAGAAAAAGGAACGCAATGAATAACTGTGTGATAGCCATTATTAGGAGTAATGGAAAATTTAATGTGATCCTTTCCAAAACTCGTATCAAGTTGCTGAAAATTCAATTGTAGATTTTTATAATCCACACTAAGATTCAAAAGTCCATTTGGCACTAAAGGATTGAAAGTGCTAGTCATATTTTACCCCTTAAGAAAAAGCTTGTGTAAGACGCCCTGCACGCCTTAACCATAAAATTTGTGCATCGATTTGAACATCTAAAGTTTGTTCTATTCCTGCCATTTGAGCATTGCTAAATGTATATTCCAATGTTAAAAAATTAGCTCTTGTTGGACAGAAAACACGTTGCCAAAATTTGGAACCTGCGATCATATTTGTTGTACCGGATGTTGTGGGTATAGTCGCGTTGAAAAATTGATCGGGCTGTCCTTCTAAAAGCCCTCCAGAAATGACGTTGGCAGGAAGAGTATTACTTGTGGTATTATCATCATAATCTAGATATACATTTACTGATATTGCTCCACCACTTGCTTGTTCTGTAGCATTCATGAGAATGTCAAAATATCCCATTTGGATGGATTGTCCATCTTCGATAAAACCAAATTTTTTGCTCACAATATCAAAATTATCTCTGACAGAAATTAAACCACCACCAACGTATGGATTTGCAGGGGTTGTATCAAGTTGGGGTATACTAAATTCTCCATCTAAGGGATTGTATAGATTTAAAGAAAATGTATTGGTGGGATCAGATGTACTTAATACTATACTAAATATCCCTCCATTTAAATTTGCAAATGCTGTACCTGTGGGAATTCCAGAAATACTTATTACGGCACCTGTCTGCAAATTGTGGTTTGGACTTGTCACAGTTGTAGAATTAGGACTATTTGCTGTTATTGCAGATATGTAAAGCGAAGGATCATTTGTTGTTGTTTCATTAAGATATTCAATAAATCCCTGTTGATTTCCCCCTACAATCGTATATTGGAATGCCGGTTGATCTATCCAAGGAAAATTACAATTGATCCATGGTAAATTTGTATTCATCCATGTTCTACTTGCCGGAGTTTGAAAAGTTCCTAATGCTGTTAAAGAATCCGTAAAGATGCTCCACGAATCATTTTCATAATTATAAACTAGTCTTTGATCAGGATATGTCCCATTTGCAGCTTGACTGCATACCGTCCAATAAACTAAGCGATTTTCAAAATCTCTAATTCCTTGGATACGTTGTGGAGCATCATTGCTATTGTTTAAATTAAAAACGAAATTAGGGATTTTTATATCGATCTTTTCGCTTTTATAACTATCACATTCCACTATTCCTTTATCACCTATACCTAAAAGGCTTGTATCAAATTGTACCGCGCTGAATAAACTCTGGGCCCCTAATTCTGCATTTACTCTTTCAATTTGAAATGGTGCTATGGTACGCCCTGTATAACGTAATTGCCATGTTGATCTTTCGCAATAAATGACAAGATTATCCCTTACAAAACCTATTGCGACAATATCCTCGGAGGTAGGAATATCAAGAAAACCTCCTCGGCCCCTTATATCATCTCTCCAAGCATTCGGATTAAGATTAGAGGTAACTATCGATCCGTCTGACGTTGTAAAAGGCGTTCCAAGAGCTGCCCATCGAATTCTTCTTGTATAAGATAATCCCGGGTTTATTGTTCCTTCTATCGTATTGAAAACAACTAACCGCCCTCTAAATGGCAACATGGCAAGACAATTTAAAAGAAGATTTCCGGAAGCATCGATTTGAGGAGAAAAATTTTGCCAATTGGTTGCAGTTTGTCCATTACAATAACGGATAGGATCATTGAAATTGGTGGCCCAAAAGATGTTAAAATTCCCATCTCCTACCCAATAATTCGTAGTCCAAAAAAATTGTGAATCACTTCCGGTCCATGTTGTTCCAGGCAAAAATTCCTGAAATGAATTGATACTGGAATTGAAATTATAAGCATAAGTAGTGTCAAAAAAAACGGTTTGTTCATTCAATGCCGGATCAGGTTCACGCTGGCGAATTCCCATTACAGGCAAACAGGGATAATAACTAAATGTAATAGTGGCAGCCGTGGTAATACTGGAACCTTTCACAGCTAACGCAGTTGTCGTATAATTTATGGTTCCCGTACCTATTCCGGAACTAACTAAAACTCCTAATCCATTGTCTGTATATGTGATTGTCCCTCCAACAACTACAACAACCGAACCGGGAACTATTTGCGCACTTGTTTCTAATGAATAATAAGTTTGCAATGTCCTAAAAAGATTTCCACCACCTCCGGTGCTTCCTATGGATTGACTTGGTAAATTTCTTTGTAATCTTCCAAGGATTTGATAAGCTTTTTTTCTTTGGATTCTTTCACGAAAAATATATGCGTTTTGTAAAATAGGGTAAGCATCGGCAGGTAATATAAATTGCTGTCTATCTTGTACGAGTCCTGTTTCATAAGATTTAATGTATAAAGGTTGATATCCGGCCATCAAGGATATCCTTCGCCACCCCATCCACCATATATTGTGTAAGGCTGCGTGCTGTTAAATAATTGATAATTGGGTTGACCTATTTCTTCTATTCCTTGACGTTCGAGAACAAGGGCCTCTTGACGCATAAAACCCTCTCTTAAATTCTCTACGCCTTCTAAATCTTGCCTATCTCTTAGTATCTCCATAGATACACCAAAAGCGATATATTGACTCCATTGCGAAAGGATAGGTAAATCTGTAGATTCCATAAATTGAACAGGCGTTAAATATGTCTCCACTTCTATTTTATGGATAAGTTTTGGGATAGGTCTTACCGTAAATTCATTATTCCAAAATAAAAGACAATAAGGTCTTCCTGTTTGATATTGGCTTACCCATACTGTGAAAAGATTTCCTAATCCTAAAGATATACCAGTTGGTAAAGTAAAATTGATTTGTCCAGATACATAATTCACATTTCCGATGATCAAAGGATTAATTAAACCTGGATTTGATGTATTTATGTTGTACATTCCTGGAATCGCCGGATTTGTTGAAGCTAAAGGCACCGAAATAACAGGATTAGGGCTAATCACATTATTAGTGCTGACGAGATTCAAATTACCATTGCCATCATCATTTATGGAAATAGGATTATTATTTGCATCCACTCCACCAATAACGACTTCTTTGCTCAGAAATGGCCCTTGAATTACAAAAGAAAATGTTTGTGATATTGTTGACCAACTTCCTCCTGATGTGTATGTACCAAATAAACTGCTATCCACATTCAATGAAAAATCATTGGCATCGATAACGGTTATCGTATAATTATTTCCATTGAGTTGAGTCATTCCTCCCACATTAGTGATTGTGACCACAGCTCCATTTGTGAGATTATGATTAGGGCTTGTAATTACGCATGGATTTGCATTTGTTGCGCCTGTTATTGAACCGGTAAGTGTATTTCCACCTATCTGAAATAAAGTAGGCCAACGGGGCCACAAATTATAAAACTGAGTTCTATCTTTGAATAATGTTCCTAATATTCCCTCAACATACATTGGAGCACGTACACCCATATTGAAATTTACATCAAGTGGATAACGGTCAATATAAGGTTGAGTAAAAAAAGTATATACCGATCTTTGTTGATCGATCTTGATCGCATATGGGAAATCGTTTTGATAAAAATTATTGATATATTCATCAATGGATGCTGTAGACAAGGCGAATTCAGAAGAAGAAGCGGTTAAACGCCTAATCTTATTTCTAATAAATGTAACAGTTGAATCGCCCGGGCCTACAGGATTAACCATTATTTACCTCTAAAATTTTTCAGAAACAAGACGCCATTGCCAATCGCCCGGCTGATCTTTAGCAAGTGGAGAACCATCTTTTGTGACTTTTTCTCCATCCACTTCCATGAGACCACTTCGTTTTGGCTGAGAATCTTTATTAACTTCTTTAACAAATCCATATGGAAGTTTGTAGCTTCTCCCTGGAATGAGATGATACATTTGAATTGGATCCCCTGCATATCGACAATAAGGTTTATCCAATCTTTCTGTTTGAGGCCCTTTTGTAATTAAAGCGACATCTACAAGACGAGCATCATCTTTACGTTGTTTTTCCAGTTCAGCTTTGATTTGCGGAGTGCAATGTTTAAATCCTACATCTTCGCATGAATTTGTTATGGTATTTACTAAACCATGTTCTTCTCCTGAACCTGTAACCATTTTAATCATATTAATTACCTATATTGTTTAAGGATTGAAATGAAATTTGATTTGTGACATTTGAAAATTGAAGATTCTGAGAACCTGAAGGGGATAAACTTGCCGGCCCCGATCCATCATTGGGAATAAAAAAAGGATCGAAATTGATTGAATTTATATTTACTGTGATATATGGCCCATTCACTTGTAAAATAGGTGCAGAAATACCATTTGCCTGCCACATACCATATGTCTGTGGAATATTTAATTTCACAACTTGTCCCGGAATGTATGTATTTACCTGATCACTATTCATCGTCGTAGTTATTACCATCGGATTTGTATTAGTGATCGCAGTAATTTCCAATGCACTTGGTATAGCAATCACTGGAGGCAAATAAGTATTAGCATTATTTGGAACAATCATTTTCTTAAATGTTTAAGGGTTTCTGCTAGGTGAGCTCTTTTAGCTGTTTTTTTATTTTTGCTATGTTCGGCTTTTTTAAGTTTTGATTCAGGGATTTTTTCCCCTTTTTTAACATGAAGAGATTTCCTTAACGCCCCAGGTTTTTTTATCGCGTTTTGTATCCACATTTCCGCCATATGTCCTCAATGTAAATCTGTTTTACATAAAAGGGATGGGACAAATAATCGCCATCCCCATGTTACTACGTACCATTTCCGCCTATAGTCGCGGTTTCCATTTTATATGCCTGCCAGATGACAACATCGGCAGCAGAACCACCAGGACTATTTGCCCCGGCTGGAACATACATATAAGGAATAAAAACACCACTATGGAAAGGCAACTGATTAAAATTATAACCAGTTTGAACGCCTGTAATCGGATTATAGGTGGTAGATTGTCCAGCCGGTGCGCATGTAGCAAAAAGCTGGGTTGTTGGCGAACCACTGGAGGCAGGGAATGCAAATGCTGTGTAATTGGTAGTATTGACGTTAATTAAGAAATTATATGGGTCAATAATAGCCGTTACAATGGCAGGTTTGCTTTGCGCTTGGTTGAAATTATTGAGTTGAACCATGCCAAAAGATGCTGGAATAGTAAATTCAAGTTTTTGACCAAGATAAACGAATCCTGCTTGTGATACTGTAACTTGAGCTTGTGTTGCCTGTGTAACAGCAGTTACATATAAAAATTGTGGTTCGACAGGTAAGTATTGATTCACTCTCCTTACTTGGAAAGCTGTAGCCGCTGAACCAGGAGAATTTAAACCTAACAATGTAAAACCGGAACCGGACACACTAGAAATGGTAAATGTCATTCCAGAATATTGCAAAGCTCCCACACTATTGTAAATAACAACTGTATCCCCATTAGAATATGTGTTAGTTACTGTGGCAACGGCTGGGCTGGCATTTGTAATAGTTGTACCTGTCAAAGCTGCCTGGGGTGCAGGGAAACTAGAAACATAAGTAAAACCATTTGATGCCGTAGAAGTGGAAAACAAGTCCATGTCAATAACACTGGAACCAGCTTTTCTCCATCTAATCCCATCATTTTGATTGGTGATACCACCACCAAACCATTCACCACCTACGCAAACTGTAGGAGATGCAGCAGCCATTTGAGTATAGTTAATGGTTTTAAAGTAATCAGCACCGCTGGGTAACGGTATAATTTGATTTACCGCTGTAGCAGGCTGAGTAAATGTACCTTGCGTAACAATAGTAAAAGGCATATTTCCTCCTATGAAGGCATAAAGGTTGTTACATTCAGTCCACTAATCCAGTTTTGATTAGTGATTGCCCTAGCGATGGCAAATTTCGCGTATAGCTGTGAGTTTTGCGCTACGGACGAAACAACCCATGGAGGACGATAGCCTATAACGGCTGTATATTGGTTTTGTTCTATTTTTGCGGCAGCTTCCAATCCATACATAGGAATTGTATAAACTGTATTTCCCTTTGTTGATACTCCAGGTGTTCTAGCTGCTTTGGATGAGGTGAAAAACCTAAATCGTGAAATAGAACAATATTCTTCTGGCCTTAGACCTTCTTGTGCGGGATAATTTACTTTTAAAGTAACACCTTGCACTTTTTGAAGGTCACTTGTAATATTAGTCGAACAAAGAGCTATAAATGCATCTCTGGTCGGTGATGTTGAAAATTTATTCATAGCATCTATGCTAGTCAACATTGTTCTAGCATCATTACCAAGCAAGATTTGTTCGATGTTATTTACATCATTCAGAGAGATATTAGAAGGCTGATCTCCATTACTTCCGCCTGTGGCATTAAGATAGCTAACTGAAGAGCTGAAAAGATCTCTCATCAATAGATCTTCTTTTTCTCTCAACCATTGTCCCAGCAATGCAGTGAACTTTGTTAAGGTTTTGGAATTCTCCCATAATACGACCTGCTCGTTGGTTACCATGCTTTTTGCATATATTTCCATTGTTGCATCGATATCGGTACGAACTGGAACTTCTGAAGCAGGATCAATACCAGAGCCGTCCAATTGACCGCCATCCGTAGAAAGCTTTTCAAAACGGCTCATACGTGTGGTTTTACCGATATATGCTTCTGCATGGTGTAAATCCACTCCAAAAGAGTGAATTAAATTAAACATTGGCGTGGACAATAAATCCTCGGAAGCCTGCACTGGCAATTCCGGAGCCATGTTATTGATGTTTGTTATGCCTGAAGGAAATGACATTTTATTACCTCGACGATGGGTTAATACGTCCTAGTGGCGAACTAGTAAATATCTGCCCACGCTGGCGAGGCGTGTAATCAGCCGGAGTTAGCGAAGCTCAAGATCAGCTGATTTCACTTTTATCAAATTAAAATTTTAATTGTCAATATCATCTTTTTTCACATTTTCCATTTTTTTCATTAAATATGGCCTAAGAAGAAACGAAGCTATATGTTTTGATAATTCATTTTGATAATTCATTTTGATAAAATTGATATTGATCTGGCCTTCCATAAGATATAGAATCGCTTCTCATCAACGCTGCTTCTAATTCCTGATAATCTCTTTCAGTATATTCAAAGTTTTTCATTAGCTTAATCTTTTTAATGTGCTTTGCATTCTTTCCCAATTAGCTGATTTTTTTGCTTCATCCAATCTGGCTGATGGAACCTGTCCTGTGCCTGTGGTTGTGCCGGCACTCGATATAGAGCCAGGTTTTTGTAGATTTTTTTCAACTTTTGCCATATCTTTTTTATCGTTTAAATTGGGCACAAATTTTCTAATTGCATTATACATTGCAACCCATTTATCATATCCATCAGGCATATATCTAAAAGGAGCTGTAAGCTCAGGATAATGATAATCTAGATAATCACAATTTTCAGTTGTCACAACCTTATTGAAATCGGGGAATGTTTGAACAATTCTTTGTGGTGCTTCTTGTTGCTCTCTTTGCAGACGCTGCTTCTCTGCTTCTGCTTCCCTATCTGCTATTATTTGTTTGACTCGCCTATCTATGCGTTCTTGTTCTGTATCTTCTATATCCCCAGCATCATGATTATGATTTTGACTTGGTTTATTTGTAATAGCTTCAAGAGCCGCTTTTAAGGCTGCTGCTTCTTCTTGCTTAGATTGAGCACGTTTTTCGGCTTCTTCTCTAGCTTTTCTATCGGCTTCACGTTGTTCCCTAAAAGCTTTCCAATTTGTTTTATTTTCTTCAGATTTGATTTCTGGAGATGCTTCTTGAGGAGAATTAGGCTGAACATCTGTATTTTGTTGTTGTTCTTTTTTTGGTTCTGTCTTAATTTCTGTTACGGCAGGAATCATAAAGGCCTCATATGGTTGATGATAAAAAGAAGAAAGCTATCATAAAAAAAATTAACAAGAAACTCCTTGAAAGTCTAGGCAATTATAGAAAATTCTTAAATTATGCTGCAGGTGATGTTCCAATAGGCTGTCTATGCGTTAATCCTATCATTGAAAAGATATTACACGAAAACGGTTTCGAAAGGGTCTACGACCTTTTTAACACAGATCTTACTAAAATCAAAGGGCTCGGAAGATCCAGGCTGGGGGAGCTTACAACCCGCCTTCAAGAGTTCATCGCGATGCAGGGTTAGATATTCAGTTTCTGAAGGCATAGTGATGTCATGCTCATAACGTATATATTCCCAGAATTTACCTTCAAAAAATGCTACAGACCATGCTTGCATAGTTTTATATCGCTTGTCAACCACAGCCAGGGAGGCTAGTTCAGCCATTACAATATCACTTGGCAGTACCCATAAGCGTTTTGTTATTCTGTCTGATTGTTTATTGTATAAAAAAACTGCTTGATTAGGCCTTGGCTGCGGCAGATAAGGCCAGCAATAGAATTTGCGGCGAGTTAGATTAGGTATCAGAGAATCTTTAGCTATGATCATCACAACGCAGAATTCATCTTCATCAATCATAGAGCGATAGATGTTAATACTATCCCATAAATGCTTGGTGATATCATCAGACATGGCATGACCGACCTCTCTAGCATCATATTTAGTGGTATCTGATGCTGCCTTGCGTGATAATTCCCCGGCTGTTTTTCGATTTTCACTCATTATATTGACTCTTTCCAAAACATGTCTGTGCGTAAAAAGTGGTATTGATCATCTTTTTCATAACATAACATATCACAATTCATATGTTTATCATGTTTATAAGGGCGTGTAATCATCGATTCAAATGATGAAAATTTTCCATTTTCCAAAATTCCCAATGAGATGATTTCTCCTTTGGGAGGGAGTTGATCTTTTACTGGTATCCAACCTTCGACTAATGATCGCATTCATTTATTAATTCTTAGATGTAATCATGATGTCATATTTTATTTTTTCTAGAAATTTTTCTACAACTTCGACATCATATTGAAGAACAAGATCTAAAAATTTATGATATAATTCGTCAGTTTTAATCTTTTTTTCTAATGATCGCATTCATTTATTTTTTGATGTGGTTGTGCTCTATCTTTTCCAGGTCTTGGTAAGAAAGCCCCGGCAGGATCGTCCCCATAACCTTCAGCAGACATAGGAAAATGTTTTTCCCATGCTTTTTCACTTGGCATGCCTAAGTGATACCCAATATTCAAATCATGAGCTTCTTTTGATTTTTTCATATTTCCTCAAATTAAATGAAGGAAGGCTATAAATGTTCGCGAATTTATAGCCTCGGTTTTGTGGACGTCTCGCCCACTTCTAATATTTCATTTTATGCTTTCTAGTGTAGGATGCAAGAGCATCGGCATTTTTCTTAAGCTCTTCTGGATTTCCCATTTCACTATTAGCATATTTGCCGTCAGCTTGATCAACCATTTCATATTTTTTTTCATGGTGATCTCTGTTAAATTCTCCCATCGCATTCATATGCTTATGATGTGGATGACCTTTCATAATATACTCCTTAGCCCATATTGGCTGTTTGATTTGTATTTTCTGTATTTTGTCCTTTTATTGCCATAGCAATTTCATAAGAACGACCTATCATTTCTAAATCCATATTTTCAAGATCAAGCATAGATTTTACTAAATCCATTTCAGTTTGCGTACGTTTATGTTCAGCATCTGCATGTAGATCGACAACTTTTGCTTGTGATTCATCAACCTTGGCCATATCTAAACGGGATTTAGCAAATGCTTGCATGATTTTAGCTTGATCTAATTGAGCTTGTTGTTGCGATTGAGCTTCTTGCGCCTGTTGTTGTTGTTGTTGTTCTTGTTCCATTTCATCGATTACTTGACGCTTATTTGCGAGGAATGCAGCTCTTAGGATAGATTTGTTAGAAACAGGTATTTGCATTTCACGGAAATTAAGTAACTGTTGAAGCTCCATTTGTTTTTGAGTTGTTGAGTAGTTACCTTCTTCGACTGCCAGGCTGTATTTTTGGCTGTAGCTTGAAAAGAATCTTGGATCAGCTTCATGTCCCAATATGTTACGTATTTTACCTTTGCTGAAGTTTTTTCGGATAGCTTCCATTCTAATCTTGCCATATAATCGTTGAGTATAATCCAATTTGTCAAAGATCGTTTGCAGAGTTGTAAGCCCGGCCCCTTGTCGAAGCATACTAAGGATACCGGATTTATCATCGGTTGCAGCTCCGAGTAATTCTTCATTGACACCTGATATTTTTGTTATGTCTTCGGATAATGATTGTGATAGTTCTAATAATGACTGAGGAATAGCCGCAGGTTCAATTCTTTGCACTTCATTCGGCAAATGACCGGCTTTTAAAGGCACTAAAAATCCCTGCCCCGATTGCCTGAAGGCTTTTACGTCTGTAACTGCATCAATAGGGAAAATCCAACCTGAATTTATTTGTGATTGAAGAATTTCGAGCTCAATGACTTTACGCATGTTATAGAGAAATTGAGCATCCCTGAGATTGCGTATGACACCCATAACACGCCAAGCATAGTTAGTAACATCAGGTTCATAATAACAAATAGAAGGAACACAAGGATATGAATCAATATTGAGAAGATTAGGCCCATTATATACTTCTTTATCGCCTAAGGCTATTGATAGCTTGACTGTAGGGATTTGCATTTTCTTGATTTGTAGCCACGGTTGTTGTTGAAGCACCATTTGCAACATTTCTTCAGGTTCTTCATCTTCTTCCTCCCATTCAATAGATTCACCTGATTTGGGATCGATCACCATCGTTGCTGTTCTAGTGGATCTATAAAGGAATTCATCATAAGTAAACATATTGTTGAGAGCAATATTTTGTAGTTCAGCTTGCACGGGAAATCTTCCGTCTTTCATTCCGGAAGGACGCATCTTATCTATTTCTTTATCATATCCTTTTAGAAGTACTTTTGCGCCTTCTTTTGATGTCCAACGCCTTCTCCATATGCCGTCACAGTCGCTGAGATCCTGCTTGCGGAAATACTGCGATATTAGGAAATTATTGTATGACACCGCATCATCAAAAAGATCTCCTGAAATAGGATCAAAAGTATAATCAGGATACATATAAATCAAAGTCATACCTGTATCTGTTGAACCTTCAAAGGCCTCGCTTAAATATTCTTGAAATCCGCTTCTAGTTTCACACCATTTTAAGACCATATTCCAATCGTCTGCGAGAGAATCTTCTTCATGTAAAGGAACGGTAATAGTAGATTTGCGATATTGTCTTTGACGTCCACATATCATATTGATATGTCGACGAATCAAGTTAAAGAAATAACGATAGGCATTTTGATTAAAATTGTTTCCTGTAGCCCATCCATAAAGCGATTGATCGCCTACTTTGAAACGCTTATCTATAAAACCTTGAGACCAATAGGCTGAATTCCCTGTATAGTTTGCCTGATAGAATTCATCTTTTAGCTGTTTTATATTTTTCGAACTGACATCGGAAGGGTCTATATAACCCACTCCCATGTTGTAACCACCTTGGGAATATGACGGCATTTTTTACCATATATTAAATTATTTAATATATAGCATTTAATGATTATTCTGGCTCTGGATATTTCAAATTTACAATATATTTTTGTTTTTCATTGTCCCAAGCTAATTCACCATTCTTGACAAGAGTCCAATGAGTTACATCAGAGTTACATATTTTTGGTGAATTCCAGACATCCTTATCACATCTATACCATTGCCGGCAAGGATGATCCCAAAAAGCTTTGATCTTCGTTTTGCACCCTTTTTTTAATATCCACACATTATGAAATGAAGGGGGTAAAAGATATTCATCATCTTTATTTTTAAATAATTCGAGTACTTTTGGAATCTCAACGTGACTTATCTGTATCCATTGTTCTGCTGGATTCATTCATTTCTCTTTGTAATTTCGATTGCATTTCTTTTGCTGTTTGTCTGATTAAAGATAGGACAGCCCTTTGAACTCCTGGATCTTTTTGGAAAAATTCTTTTTCACATTCTTCATTCATGAAAACAAGCTTTGAATACTGTTTGATTTCTCCATATTCATCGAATAGCATTGAGTCTATATGCTCAAATTTATTTTTCATTAGAAAAATGACCTATAAAATTCTTTCACTTGTTCTTCAGGGAATCTTGAGAACCAACATTCATCACATTCCTGCATATGGTGCCCATAACTTTGCAAGTATTCTTTTGAACATTTAAAACACTGATGTTTTTTTATCTCAGAATTCATTAAATACTCAACAAACCTATCAATGTCTTCTGTAGTGATCTCAGTAGGCTTGTTTAATTGTTCATCCATCATTAAAAATATCCTGGCCCTATTTGCGGGTTCATATAACCATAGCCTTCATTTTCTTCGTATACTTTATGACGCAGTTGTTGAATTGTCAAGTTTTCGTCTGGATTGTTAAATTCGCCTTGTGGAAATGCGCTGTAACAAGCGTATCTAAGGGCATCTGGTAGGTGATCAGCTCGTTTTGTTTTATCCGGCTTATCTTCGCCTCTATCGGCTGCTTTGGGACACCATGAATAAGATTGCAATTGTTCTCTCAAAATCTGACATGAGCGATGAATAACTAAGTTTTTCCCGGCAATAAATTTACCTGTTGTTTTTATTCCAGGTACGACATCGTTAATTGCATCAAGTACGGGCAAATCTCCTTGTCGAAGAGCGATCTTAAGTGAGGCGGCAGACGGGTCAAGATATATAGCTGATACACTTTTATAACCGATAAAGTCTTTAATATCCTTAACCAGTTCCGCATCCGTTTTGGCTCGTCCGGCTTTGGCACTATCATAATAATATTCCGCCTCGACATGGAGCTGGGGCCATTTACGGGGAGATACCCCCACCAATACCGCAGCCGTTGCATTCGTCGTACCATAGTCGATACCGACAATGTAGTAGGATGGTGGCTCGTATGGTAAACTGTATTCATTATCATGGTCGTATGTGTCATAAATTGCACCTGTGGCTAATGTCCATTCACCTAAAATATATCGTTTATACCACATTCCAGTATATGAGGCTTTAATTTGTTGTTTATAAGCTTGATCAAGAGAGGGATTATCTTCTAAATTGAATTGCCAGCATTTTAGATCTAGAGCTGGATTATCGATATAATCTTTCTTAAGCCAATGTGCAGGGCCTTCCGGGTTACATGTAGCTAGAATTTTTGCTCCAGGCTTACGCATGCGCGATTCAAGCATCTTCCAAAATGGTTCTGGCAGGCATGTTGCTTCATCAACATAAGCTAACACTAAAGTCGAGCCTTGGATAGTATGTACAGCAGAAACATCAGGAGCACCAACAAACCAAATGGTGCGTCCAAATAATATATCTTTTTGTGCTTTTTCTGTGGGTGCAGGAAATCCCATCCTCTCATACATATGTGTGAGTATGTTTCTTTGAATAGAACCCCGATTGACGCCAATAATCATGACTTCGCCGGGAGGGCCAAATTCTATATCATAAATGAGACGTTCTAGGCTTGAATATGTTTTACCTGAAGATACGGAGCCAACCCATATATTATATCTGTGGGTCGCTTGTGAGAAGCTCTGACTCTGTTTTGGGCTGTTCGGCATTTGTTTTTTGTCTTAGTTGTTCTTCTAGAAATGCTATGCGTTGGTCTCTGTGGAGTATTTCTGAATTAGGTGCTGTTGTTTTGTTATCTTTATCTTGTTCTTGTTCTAGCCATTCTCGACCTAGAATCGTAAGCATCTGAGTATTACCATCCATAGCTCTTTCATACTGCTGGTGACGCACATTTCCTTTTCCTACATTGTGTAAATTAGCGGAGTATTCAGAGAAATATACGCCATATTCTGCTTTGAATCGATCACTAAAAGTGTCTTTATTAATGCCAAAATCCCAACATATTTCAGTAGCTGTACAACCAGCCTGCATTTTTCTTTCTACTAAATCCCAATCGATTGGCTTAGGTGGCCTAGCCATTTTCGTCGTCCTCTTGTTCAAGAAATGCATCGATATAGCAAGACAAATAGCCTATGTTATAGAGTGCTATTTCTAGATGATCATCAAAGAGATGATTTCGGATCATTTCCAATTTAGATTTTATGTAATTCAGGTCTGATTCAACCATTTTGTATTCTCGCTTTTGCTATGTTGCAGTAATCTTCTTCTTTCTCTATGCCTATAAAATTAATGTCAAGATGCTTGCATGCAATGCCAGTTGTACCCGATCCCATAAATGGATCAAGGCATATTGGTGTACCTGGAGGAGCTAGTAATTTGATGATGTATTTCATTAAGGCGATAGGTTTGACGGTTGGATGCGAACACGGTTTATCAAGCCCTTTATTTCTTTCAGCTGATGAGGCTTTTGCGCAATAGAAAAAGCGTGAAGCGCCACCGGAATCATTATGACCTGGGTAATCCATTCTTTTTTTTCCTGAAAACATACCTGAATCTTTTTCCGTAGGATTCCATCCATTTTTTCCAGATTTACTAAATCCGCTTTGCTGATCAAGCAAATGCGCGCTTTCTTCACTTAATATAAGATTGGCTGGCCATCGGCCTTTATGAATTGATTCAGTTGCTGTTTTATATTCGCCATATAGTTTAGGAAATTTATCTCCACCATTAGTTTTAATTTCATCATTTCCTATTCGCGAATCATCAATATTAATACCAGCTAATCCCCATTTTTGGGCATTTTGGGCATATGTGCCGTCTAGGGGTTTCATGCATAATAGCCATCCTTCCCAGGAAGGTTTTAGTGCTGTGCCATAGCCTTCTAAGCCAAAATGATTATGTGATTTAGGAAAGCCAGAACCAAAGAGATGCATTATCATATCGCGTATAATCCATCCCGAATCTTCTATTATGCAACCAAGTCTATGTATCATACGGGGTAATCCGGCGCATGCCATCGTGGAGCCTGGTTTGCAAATACGTAGCATTTCTTGCCAATATTCGGTAGATGGTATTTGATGATCCCAGCCTTTGTTCATGAATGAAATGCCGTAGGGGCTGTCTGTGACTATAAAGTCTACGCTATTATCCGGCATAGTGCGCATTATTTCGAGACAATCGCCATGATGTATGGTTTGAGTAGATGTATGAGTGAAGTCTAGTTGTGCGGTCATGATTTTATGTTTGTTGTTGTTGTTATTTTTGTAAAGTATTTTCTTTAGAATATTTTCCTTGCAAAATATATTGAAGTTTTGTTATATTGTATATATCAAAGCGAGCACGTCTCCTGGAGCCATCCAGAATTAGCAAAGGATGCAGTTGTAGCGGTTAGCTAAGAAAGAGAATAACTAAAAAAAAGGATAATTTTATGGATTGGACACAGGCGATTTCGATTATGGCAACTGTAGTTGCTACAGGATATTATATACATAGAGAAATACAAAATGATATGAGAGCTCAAACAGCAAGAACAGATCG